AAGGTTAATTATCTCAACGACTTAGTTAAAGAAGTTACCAAGGAGACTCACGGGTTTTTGATCTTTCAAGAACAAATCGCTCTTCTCGCGCATAAGCTAGGAAAGAATTTGACACTCGACGAAGGCAACATGTTGCGGAAGCTGTTGACCAAGAAAGGAACAGGCAAGGGCGATGACAAGAAAAGACAACTCCACCAAAAGTTTATCCAAGGTTGTCTCGATAGGGGCTTATCTCGCGAAGAGGGACAAAAGATTTGGCAGAGGTTTGAGTATTTCAGCGGCTACGGTTTTAATAAGTCTCATGCTGTATCTTATTCTACCATTTCTTATCAGTGTGCTTGGCTCCTAAACTACTACCCGTCGGAATGGATGGCCAGTTTTCTGGACAAGGAGCCTGAGAGCCGCAAGGAGCGCGCGCTAAACATTGCCAAGAAATATGGTTTTAAGATTAGACCCCTCCATATTAATGAATCTGGTTTGGTGTGGGGCATTACTGAGAACGGTAAGACTCTTATTCAACCGCTTGCGTCTTTGAAGGGGCTCGGAGATAAAGCCATCGAGCAGGTGATGGACCATCGCCCTTTCTCTACCGTAGAGGAGTTCTTGTTTAATGAAGAGATTGTCTATTCCAAATTGAATAAAAAGGCTATTGACGTGCTCAGCCGCGCCGGCGCTCTTAAATCACTGATGGACGAACGGTTTGATAACCCAAAACACTTCTGGACCGTGGTGGCCCAAAACCGCCCGAAGAGTCGCAAGAAATTAAAGGAAATGATCGAAGAGCACAAAGGAGGCGAGGATTTTACGCGAGATGAATATATTGAGAACACCGTGGAACTCTCGGGCCTTTACCCGTTTAATCTGGTGCTGGACGACCAGACGCGGCAGCGGCTCGACTTTCATAAAGTCCCTCCAATCTCAGAATTTGATTTGGACTTGAGCGTGGCATGGTTTATCCCACGCGAGGTAATTAAGCGAAAAACAGTCAAAGGGCGCCCCTATTATATTGTGAAAACTATCGATAGCAACTCCGCAATGGTAGACATCAAATGCTGGGGGGTCAATCCAATACGAGATAAAGTTTTCTTGAATCGGCCATACATGGCCAAACTTAAATATGAAGAACAATGGGGCTTCTCTAGCAAGTCCGGACTGCAAAGTTGGAGGTTACTAGGATGATGTTAAAAGTATGTCGACTTAGAGAAGGGGCTCGACTCCCCTCACGCGCTCATAAGATAGACGCCGGCATCGATTTATATTATTGCCGCGCCGAAGAGAACGGAGAGCGCGCACAAATTATACAAGAGGAAGGGCTCGTTATTGAGCCGCGGCAAAGCGTCCTTATCCCCACCGGGCTAAAGGTCCATGTACCATATGGACACATGTTGGAGGTCAAGAATAAGTCAGGAATTGCGTTTAAGCGTCAGCTAATCGTGGGCGCATGTGTCGTAGATCCAGGGTACACGGGGGAACTCTACGTAAACCTCCACAACCTAGGATTCTGCCCCCAATACCTCCAGGAGGGAGACAAAATTGCACAAGCGGTTTTAATCCCCATATCTCATTGTAATATTGAAGAGGTAGCCGAAGAGGAATTTCTAAATTCTGAATCTGGCCGCGGCAGCGGTGGCTTCGGTTCTACCGGGCAACGCTAATTTATCTTTACACTATTTAGACAGGGCAATAACCAGCAGGAGAAAAAAGATGAGTTTTATTTATACTTTACGTTTTGGCGATTTAGGTCAAGAGGTGAGAAGATTGCAGCAAGCACTTGGCATTTTAGCTGATGGCGATTTCGGACCCAAAACACACGCCGCCGTCAAACAATGGCAACAAAGCGCTAGCCTTTTGGTCGACGGTCTCGCAGGGCCTAAAACTTTAGGCTCTTTGAATATTACCGTGCTAGCCGGGATTGATGTTAGCTCCCACAATGGCACCGTTGATTGGGCAACAGTCGCCGACGCAGGCGTTAGATTTGCATGGGTGAAAGCCACTGAAGGCCAAACGCACACTAATCGCGATTGGAGCGCGCGATATCAGGGAGCCGTCGATAATAATATTGTTGTCGGGGCTTATCATTTTGCGCGCCCAGACTTTAATAAATACGATAATCCAGAAGCCGATGCCCAAGCGGAGTTCAAGCATTTTCGCGACACCCTCGCAGCCGTAGGCGGGGTCAAGACTGGGGATTTGGTTCCCGCAATTGACCTTGAGGCCGGGATGAAGACTGATGACCAATACAATGCCGATTGGTATCTGGAATGGCTACGCCTCGCTGAAGAGGAATGGGGCGTCAAAGGGATTGTATACACCGCCAAATGGGCGTGGAATCTCTATATGCGCAAAGCCGCCGAAGAATCTCGCGACAAGCTGCTTGAGTATCCCGTATGGTGGGCAAACTATATTCGCAAGAAACCGCTGGTAGGCCCCGAAACCCAACTTCGCAATTGGCAAAAGTGGGACGTCTGGCAATACAGCGGTCACGGCGCGTGCCCCGGGATTAAAGGGCACGTCGATTTGAATTGGATGGCCGGCAATCAGCTATGCAAGTTAATAGTACCATAAGGAGTAAATATGAGTTCAGAAACCCGAAAGTTCCGCCGCAAGGGTGCGGTAAAAAACAAGAAGAAGGCCGAAGAGGAAATGGCAACAAAAATTGCTTTATTTGGAAAATTACCAGATTATTGCTTGACATGCGAAGCCCCCTTTGATAAAATGAATAAAGAACAAGTCACCTCTTGGAATGTAGTAGTGAGCGACAAAGAGGAGCAAGTTCGCCTATACTGTCCCAGTTGCTGGGAAAAAGCCCAAGAAATAATTAAAGATTTTAAGAAACACTTAGAGGAGAAATATGAGCAACCCAAACGCTGAAGTGCTAAGCTTTGAAGATCCCGTGAACCACCCCAAACATTATAATGTCAACTGGAAAGGCGAGAAGGCCATTGAAACCTTCGAGTATATTAGTTCATGGAAGATGAATTATACTCAGGGCAACATTATTAAATACGTCTCCCGCTATCCCTATAAGGGAAAATCAGTAGAAGACCTGAAGAAGGCGCGCTGGTATCTTGATAAGCTAATTGACGAAGAGGAGGCAAAAAGAGCCACCGAAGGAGAAAACTAATGAGGTTTGAACAAGCGCTAACTTACGATGATGTCCTCTTAACCCCTCGGTATTCCGAAATTCGCACCCGCCGCGAGATTAATATTGGGAACGCTCTGGATAACAATATTTGGTTAAATATCCCTGTCTTATCGGCACCCATGGACACAGTCACCGAAGGCGAGATGGCTCATGTCATGGCTGCCCATGGAGGTTTGGGAGTGGTCCACCGCTACAATGAAGTTGATGAACAAGCGGGGATCGTAAGAGATCTTTATAGCGCGCTCAAAGAACTAAACCCCTTAACGGAGCCCACCATTGCAGCGGCAATCGGAGTGACGGGCCGCTTTTTTACACGCGCCGTCGCTTTATACGAGAATGGCGCCAATATTTTATGTATTGATGTTGCGCATGGCCATCATGTTTTGGTTAAAGAGGCCATTGAAAGATTAAAAATAGAACTTGGGAAAAATATTCACATCATGGCGGGCAACGTTGCCACCCTGGAAGCCTTTAACGATTTGGCCGACTGGGGCGCGGATAGCGTGAGATGCAATATTGGCGGCGGGAGTATTTGCAGCACCCGCATACAAACCGGCCATGGTCGACCGGGACTACAGACTATCTTTGATTGCGCCAAAACTGATCGCGATGTTAAAATCATTGCCGATGGCGGCGTCCGTACTAGCGGCGACATTGTTAAAGCAATCGCCGCCGGCGCAGATTGTGTAATGTTGGGTTCTATGCTCGCTGGTACCGAAGAAACTCCGGGGACCACATACGAAGACGGAAAAGGAAACCTGTTCAAAAAATATCGTGGTATGGCAAGCAAGGACGCACAGATAACATGGCGCGGGGATTATAGTTCCGACGAGGGTGTGAGCACCCGGGTGCCATATAAAGGCCCTGCCGGTCCAATCTTGCAAGATATGATTAACGGGATACGCTCTGGTTTTTCTTATTCCGGAGCCCGAGATATTATTGAGTTGCAAACTCAAGCCCAGTTTGTGCTCCAAACGAATGCAGGCTTAAACGAAAGTGGCGCGCACATTTTGTCGCGGTGATGTATAAAAGAAAACCGAAGCCCAAGGATGCAAAGACCATCCAATTTCCTTCGCTGGAGGAACTCCATGTCAATCTTCTGCTTAAGCTTAAGTTTGACGACATCACAAAATACTTTTTTTTCAACGAGTGCATGAAGGCTTATATCAAGGAAGATGCCGAGTTCATGCCATTTTTGGAAAAGATGAAAGAGAAGAGCATGCTAGCGCGAAAGTTCCGCTCCAAGAAAGCGCGCGAACTGCGCAAAAAAGAGCAAGAAATTAAAAATAAATTTGCGTTAGATGTGCGAGATATAGAAGATATATTTGATATGATAGAACACGAGGAGGAGTTATGAAATTATGTTCGCGAGAGTGTCTGTTGAACAACGAATGTTGCGTAAAAGCCGACTGCCGCCAGTGGATGGATTACAAAGAAGATCTGAATTGTTGTTTGGTTGCGGTAGAAAAGAACGGCAATATGACTTTGAACGAAGTCGGAAAGCGCTTGAAGATATCGTATGTTCGCGTTAAACAGATAGAAACCGAGGCCATCAATAAATTACAAAAAAAGGTAATTTAACTTCAAGGTTAACTAATTATTACAACCCACTATACCAGATGTCTAACATCTAATACTTTAAGGAGAGAAACATGGACAGCAAGAAGAACCTTTTGAACGAAGCGACAGTCCGCCGTTTTATGAAATTGGCCGAACTGGAGCCACTCGTTAACCCCTTTGTCGAGAATATCGAACCCGAAGAGGTGGTTACCGAGGATGAGGAAGACCGCTACGATTATGAAAAAGGCAAGGATGCCGGCGAAATCGAAGGCGCAGAAGACGCTCTTGGTGACGAGGAAGAACTCGAAGTAGATCTCGCCCCAGAAGACGAACTCGATATCGAAGATGAACTAGAAGATGCCGGCGAGGAAGCGAGCATGGAAGAGAAAGTCAAAGA